CGTCAACAAGCTCTCTTACCGGGAGTTCTTCATTACGAATACAATCCCAAAAACAATAATCCCGGATATGAACAGAATTGGCCAGTAAGTGAGGATAGTTTGCATGTACTGAATTAGTTATAGCTTCAAGTGTTGTCATCCATTAACATAGTTTCTAAACTGAATTAAGTTACTTGCAATAATTCTTTCCTGTATTTCGTCTGGTACTACATCTAAGAGATCTACAAGTTTAGTAGACTCTTTCTTCCAGTTACCGATAACATCAGAGTACCTCACTCTCTTAATACCGTGTACGATAGGAGATGAAGTATCTAGTGTTTCGATCCAGTGATATTGAGGGCTTTGATAGAAACTAAATTCTCTAGGGTGTGCACAACCTAATAAATGGTGAGGCTTATCTTTATTAATGATACCGTCATTCATTAACTGAGTTAAAGTTATTACTCTACCCATCATATAAGATACCCACTTGTTAGGATGAGGAAATGCTTTAAGGTAATAAGAATAGTCAAATGAAATAGCTAGTTTATCTACGCCGATCTCTTGATCTAGTGCTACATAACACTTAACTAGTTCACCGTAAGTCTTTCCTTGCACAACACCAATAGTTTTAGAGCTACTAACAAAGTCCCAATCTTTCCATAAGCACTTCTTAGCTGAATCAATAGTACCTTGACAATCTTCTAACACGTCTGGTATAATATATTCTGTAGGGTTAAGCTTTTGTATCCAGTGAGCATAACGTTTAGAGTCAAAAGAGGTACCTAACTCAAATATAGAGTTATCTAATAAAACATGCCTACCACCTTTAACACTGTCTTCAAAGAACTTGTAGTATTGCGGGTGAGTTTCAAAGAGGTGCACGAGTGCATAGCAGTAATCGTTGTATGTACGAGATATCTCGAGCATACTTAAGGGAGATTCGTGTGATATTTTAATCATGAGAATATGTCAAATAAGTCTGTTGTTACTTCGTTAGTTAAATCTGGTAAACGCCATCCAATAGCTTCATATACAGCTAATATCGGCGGTTTAATTATTGTATCGAACATTTCAATATAGTCTACTTGAAATTCATTAAATTCTGGTGGAAAGTTGTAAGGGTAACAAAGAGTATCGATATTATACTTGTTTGGTGCAATATAAATCTTCTTTACTTTGCCACCGGAAGTAATCCGTTCATACTTTGTTTCCAAATGTAAATGTTTTAGTAGTTGGTTATACCATAATGCACCTTTAACGTGATTAGGTGTGCCGGTACCTATCTTAAAGCCATCTGCTTTTACTTCGTACTTCTCTAAATCGCTAAGACCACCGCGAATAGCAATTTCATCTACATTCAACGTTTTAAACGTGTCATAAACCTCTTTGTAAAGGCTGTTTGCCTTTATTTGATCCTGACCTAACAGAGAGTTCTCAATGACCTTTTTAATCAGTTCTTTTGCTTTCTTTGGCGTTGTAGATCTAGCGATTTCTACCCCAACATACTTAAACTTATTAACGTTTGCACCTTCATCGTTTAATACGTGAATAATATAACGTTTCTTTTGCAGGTAAACACCTACATCACAAATCGACTCCCGTTTAAAGAAGTAACGAGGATCGATAGACTTAAACTCAGAAGCAGACCACTTTTTAATCTCACTATTTAAGTATGTACCAATCTCTTTGTCTATTAAATCTATACCTTCTGGTGTTACTTTACCGTCTTTAAATATGTTAAGCTTAATTTTATCAAGGATAGGTCTAATAGTAATATGAGTACTATCAGTATCACCGTAAATGTTAAGGGACGTATTAACCCCGTATTTGTCTTTAGCGTATTTATCAAGGATGATACCCGCCTGCTTAACCACTGACTGACCGGTAAGAGTAATACTACCGGCGTGATCACTATCGCAAATAGGGCTAAACTTATTAGCAAAAACACCATAAATAGAATTAAGAAGAATTTTAATAACGTGCTGGATGGTGTCAGCTCGTTCCATATTAAACTTACACGTTTTGTACTCATCTGTATCTGGGGGTAAATTACTTAGTTGTTTTTTGTGTTCAATGTATTGGTTTTTATTTTTTACCCGTTCACTGTAAAGACTGTCAATTAATGAAGGTACAACGCCTTTTTTCTTCTGGGTATACAAAACGTTAGCTTTAGATATAGCTAACTTCTCAACCTCCATCAGTTTCTCAAGTTTTTCGTTAGGTACAGTTTTTTCAGAACCACTAGCTAACAATAACGTAGTCTCTGTATCAGTCTTACGTAAAATCTTACCTATCTTAGTCTCTGGCGATATATTAAGAGTAATGATAGTATTAGGGTATAGAGAATTAGCATCGTAACTCACTACTGCAGTCTTTAAGCCGCGTTCTGGATCTCTAACATAACCACCTTCGATTTCATCTCTAGTAGGGCCAGACACAAACGTAGGTATAACCATACCGTGCTTGTAAGCTTCTAAAGCAACACAACCAGTAACGATTTGTACTTTACCTAGAGCAGCTTCAAAGCTAGTTAAGCCTTTATACGCTAACATACGAATGATCTTAAAGAACTGTAATTTCTTTTCCATTCGTACTAATAGATCAACGTCTTGAATATTGTAGTCTACGAAGTTGTTCCAATCGTCTTCAGATAGAGAAGCTAGGTTAGTGGCATTAATAGCTAGCTTACCTTCACCTAATTCATGCTGTGCTACAAAGTTTAGTGCATATGATTCTAACAAACCACGCGCAAAGCCTTTATAAACTTCGAGATAGTCCATCGCCGATACACCGTGAATATACCAACGATCTAATTCTTGTCCTTTAACAAAGATACCTTTACGACACCAAAGACTTTTTAACGGAGATAAACGTTTAGCTGCGTTTTCACCTAATAAGTTATTGATACGGTTAATAGTATAAGGAAAGTCGAAAAAGTCCGTATTCCACCCAGATAAAATGTCTGGGTAATAATCGTTTTCCCAAAACTCTAAGAACTTATTAAGTAAGTCTACTTCACTACTACACTCAGTGTAAACAACGTTTTTACGAGACGGGGTATAAGGCTTACAACCCCAGGTATAAAACGTTTCAGATAAGTTATCATATATCGTTATAAGGTTGATAGGATGCTTTGCGTCCTTAGCTTCAGGAAACTCATCTGGGGAGTAAACTTCGATATCAAGAAAGCAAACCTTCAACGGGTTAGCAGAAAACTCAGGCTTTTCGTAATCGTCTTTAAACTTTTCAATGAGAAACTGCTGTTCTACCTGAATATTATGATATAAACGTTTAATGGCGCCATCCTGCGCAGCTTTATTACGTTCGAAAGCATTTCTAAATACTTTCTTCTTTAACTTAGTGTTAAAGATAGACAAAGCATCAGCATTCTCCAGATTAGTCTCTACATAAAAGTAAGGACTATATGGTTCCTTTTTAACCACACGTTTACCGTTTTTATCCCAGGTAAATAGATGTGCTACTGCTTCTCTTGAGTTATAATATACGTTACGATACACAAAACATATTATGTACCATCTTACTAACTAATCAAGAAGGAAAGTAAACTTTCATATGCTCATCAATGTGATCTTCTAACCAATACTTAGTTGCAACCTTACGAGCATCATCCGATTCATTTAAATACATTCTACGATCTCTTAGTAGCTTCTTAGCTAGATCCATCATTTCATCAGGAGTATTGAACCGTAGAGGTGCTACAGGATCTGTATTGTATGGTGGAGCGTCTTGGCATAAACAAGGCACTCCTAATGCACCGGCTTCTAAATACTTAATAGGTGCTTTTGCGTAGTTAAACTTGTTATTTTGAAGTGGTGCAAAAGCTAGATTGAGATTCAATGAATCAAATGCATATGCATATTCATATAAGCTTTTCCAACCTACGAATTCAACCTCTCCAGCAGCTACTAGGTCTTGTATAGTATTAGGTACCGCCCCCATGAATACCCACTTGTAATCTTTGTAAGTTTTACGGATAATATCAGTAAATGGCTCGATATCATCCATAACGCCTGGTAGTCTTTGTACATTTAAATGAGTTGGACTACCTACATAACCGATACGTGGGCGTTTTTTGTTACGATCGAAATTTTCTACGACTTTAGCTTTATTGTAAAAACGATCTATCCAAAACTTTGGCATATAGTTAGGTACTACTATAGCAGGTACTCCAGTCTTTTCTGTATAATAGTCTGCCATAAATTTTGTAGGGCAAGTAATAGCATCGCAATGTTTAATAATCTCTATCGCTGTTTTACTAATAACAGGATCAACAAAAGCTTCTCTAGACTTGTTATATAGCGGAATATCTTCCGGGAAAATAACGTCATCAATTTCGTAATATATTTTAAACTTGTTACCTTTATCGGAAGTTTCTCTTAAAAACTTTACAAACTGTAATTGCGGTGGTGTTACTTGGCGCTGTATTTTTACTGACTTTATACCTGCATACATACGAGGGTCAAGTAACATCATTGTAGAGTTTGTTACAACCCCTTTACCTGAGGAATTAATTAATGATTCAGGCCAGTGCATACGCCAGAAACCACAACCACCGTGATCAGCGGCAAAGCTGATAGCCATATTTGCAGGTGCTGCACCTGCAGGACTTGGAGGTGGAGCAGATTGCGCTATAGGAGAACCAAATGCAGGAGCTCCTAATGGAAGTGCCGGTGCGCCGAGTACGAAGGAATTATTCATTATTAAAATTTGTTGATCTTACTGTTATGCCGTTTTTCTTTTCTAGGAATATAATTTCACCGCTAGTACAGTATTTCATACTTTCTTTACGGTGTGATATTATATACACTGCTTCTTGGTATTTTTCCACTCTTTCGCGTATTATATCCAATACCAATTCAATACCTTTCTCATCTAATGATGAGTCTAGTAATTCATCAAATACTGATAGATTTAACCATACATTAGCTTGTGCTCTACGGATATCTTGAAACGTAAAGATCATTGCAAGGTCTATAGCTTTACGTTCAGCTCCTGAGAAGTTAAAATAACTACATTCTACACCACGCTCATTAGTAA